GTTTAAAATTTTGAAATTTTTGGGCCAAAAGAAGTAGACTATGTCCATATATAAAAGTTTCCGAGGAATTATTCCTAGTGATGGAGGCGCGTTTCAATGAAAAGGTGCGTGAGTTTCAGGATCTTATCGCGGCGGCTGACCCACGGGACGTACCGGCCATCGAGAGCGAGATGTTCGAATACATGGCACGGACTTCACCCTTTATAAAGGAGTATCATCAAGAGTCGACGGCGGAGACGAGCACGCGGACCGTGGCCAATATCAAAATTTCGTCGCGCAAGGGGGTGCAGCGGCAGGACATCTACCAGGCCTATCTGGCTGAGATCGAGGAGGTGTACGGTTCGGCCAGGACCGTCGACAAGTGGCGGAAGCCCTGCCCGAACTGCGGGGCCAACTTTTCATTCAATTTTGACGAGGCGCAGAGCGAGGACTCGTGCGTGGAGTGTGGCTACGTCGAGTACGTGCAGGGTGAGGAGATTGGGTTCAAGGAGGAGCAGGAGATGGAGAAGAACATTGTCTACTCGTACAAACGCGAGAACCACTTTAACGAGTGGGTCAGCCAGTTCCAGGCCAAGGAGTCTACGAGCGTGCCACTCGAGGTTATCGATCAGCTACGAGCAGAATTTAGAAAACAAAAAATTAAAGAACTTTCTGAAATTACTCATGAAAAAGTCAAGGCGCTGCTCAAAAAGCTGGACAAGTCAAAGTACTACGAGCACGTGCCATATATCACGACGATTCTCAACGGGATTCAGCCCCCTACAATGAGTCAGGCACTTGAAGACCGGCTACGACTCATGTTCCATCAGATACAGAAACCATTTGAGAAACATCGGCCAAAGGACCGTAAAAACTTTTTAAGCTATTCCTACACCCTGTACAAGTTCTGTGAGTTGCTCGGCGAGGACGACTACCTGCCGTGCTTCCCGCTCCTCAAGTCAAAAGAGAAACTTTATAAACAGGATGAAATTTGGAGAGGGGTCTGCCACGAGCTGCGCTGGCAATTCATTAAAACCGTATAATTTTTCAACTTAAAGTTTTTATCTATTGCCATAGTAATGACCGAGCTTGTACAGTGTAGTAGTTGCTCACGGCTCCCCCAACCCCTTGAAGTTTTCCTCGACGCCAAGGGACGACAGTGCAAGATGTGCCTCAAGTGCCGCGAAAAGGCCCGGCGACGCAATTCGCGTCCCGACGTCAAGGAATACACCAAGAACTGGTTGGCGGCGGGCGATCAAGATGCGCTGAGACTCCGGCGTCTCAAAGCGGCCAAGGAGTGGACTGAACGTGAAATAAATAAGGATAAAAAGGCGTATAACGCTCGTATACAGGCTACGCGTAAAAAATCAGCAACAACTAAATTACGAAATATTAAAAAGAATGCAGAGACGCGTGAACTTGAATGGGATGTGCCCGATCAAGAAGCCTTGGAGATGATCACGAGTCCGTGTGTATATTGTGGTTTTTTAGACGCGACAACGACTGTTAATGGTATCGATCGTCTGGATAGTTCCAAAAATTATACGATAGATAATTGTGTAGCATGCTGCTCTCACTGCAACTTCATGAAAGGGCAGTATGATCCTCTTACTTTTATAGAGCGATGCCGAAATATAGCAGCCTGTTCATACACATTTCCCGACGTACCTAGATATGACGTGATAAAACCGGCGCGTAGACGTCAGTGACTCCGACCGCGCCCACGGATACCCGCGAGCGCCTGAGCCGCGTTTCTGTTGACGCTGGTCATGACCACGTTCACGTTGCGCTGGGCCTGCTTCTCCGCCTTGCGCGTGAGTTTGAGGTACTCGCGCTTCTCCTGAGCCGTCAAGGGTGCCGAAGACCGCTTGACCTTGTTGATCAGGGCTTGGATCCGGCGCTCCTCGTTGGCCGTGACGCGCTGGTTGATGCCCGCGAGGTTCGCGCGGATCTTCTGGTTGCGGGCCATGGTGGCCGCATTCTCCTTGGCCTTGGCTTTGGCCTTGAGGCGCTGGCGGAAGCCACCGGCGGCCGCTCTGACGCGGGCCAGGGATCGGCGCATTGTGCCGACGACCGCATTGCGGCTCGATCTGACGTAGCCGTGAACGACAGCAAGGCCCTCGCGGACCGTGCGAATCTTGCGATGGGCCCAGGTCTGGACAGCGGCCACGCGCTCAAGGATGGCGTCGCGGATGTGGGCGGGCAGGGCGTACAGAGCCTTGAGCAGACGGCCGACCGCCTTGACAAACTTGACGGTACCGGCACGTGCGACCGGTGCACCCGCGCGCAGGACGACCATGAGGCCCTTGGCAGCCGACATCAGTAGGGCGCCGACGGGCCCGCTATAAACCTTCTCGATGATGACGAGGCAAAGGATAATCGCAAAACCGTAGAACGAACCCTTGACGTAAGGGGACACGCGCTGAATAAACGCGGCCGTCTCGGCGGAAACCTGGGCCGCGATGGCCGTCATGGCTGCCGCGCTCGCCGCATTCATGCCGCCCGTGGGCATCTGGATGGTCACGGGGGCGGGAGCAGCTACCGCGCCGGCGCGGAGAGCGTGCCACATGGCGCCACCAAAACCGCGGGCCGCCTGACCCACCATCATCGCACCAGAGCCTGGCTGAGCACCGAGGCCGCCTGGAATCATAGCCATTTTATAGTTTAGCGAGATTTACTTTTGAACCCGGACGCGTACTTGTCGCGGACCCACTTGGCGTCAGCCTTGTAGATGCGGGACGCGCGGGGCAGGGTGCGCTTGGTCAGGGTCCCTATGGCCTGAAGACGGCGAAAGACGGACAGGGGAGCCTCCTTACCCTTGCTGATCGCCTTGCTCAGCGCCTTGTAGCGGTTCGTCTTGGCCTCGACCGGGTGGTACCCGTACGAGGTCAGCATGCCCTTCTTCAGCCGGCCGATCAGCTTGGGCCCCTTGCCGATCGCCCCCACGTCGTAGGTCGGCATCGGTTTCACGCGGGTAAAGCCCGCCTTCCGCATGTACGTGTAGGACTTGCGACCCGGGATCGCCTTGACGGTAATCTTCTTGGGGGTCCGGTGCATCGTGTAACCCGAACGGATTATGTGCCTCATTTACTAATCGTCGAGATTTTTGTCCAAAGACGAAGAGTTCTAGACCGTCCGCGCCAAAGTCAAATATATCAATGTCATCACTTTCTATAAAGTAACTTTGGTACGGATAAGTGTGCCTCAGCCGCATGACCCCTGCGAATATATCACCTATGTAAGACGGTAGAGAGGCCGAGGGACCACTGGGTGAAGGTGAGATGTGGCGGATCGCAACAACCTCGTGGAGCGGCTTGGTGACGAAGGGCAGGCCGGGTAGGGATTCTTGAAAGCCTCCATCCACATAGCGCCAGTCCCCAATTTTGACGCTCGAGAACAGGAAGGGGACGGCGATCGACGCACAAATCACATCGACGACGCTCGTGCCTGGATGCGTCTCGTGTGAAAAGTAGACGGTCTGTCCGCGATCGGTGCAGAACGCCGACATGTAGAGGGCCACGGGACGCCTGTTCCACAACTCACCAAAGGTCATGTCCCTCATTTTAAATTTTTTAAAAATTGCATTGGACAGGGCCCGTCGGATGTTGTGCATCGGCACGAGTCCAAAATTATTTAAAAAATTTTTTATATTTAATTTCATGAGTTTGGCAATCGGCACCTGAAGTGCAAAGTCGAGAACGTCCGGGATGGACCCGTCAAACAAGACCCATAGAAACCCGAGGATCGCACCCGCACTCGCCCCACTCACGCCCTGGACCCGACTCAGATCCATCTGTGACAGTTGTCCTAGGAACGCATAAAAGGCCATCGCCCCCGGCCCTATAACGAGCCATTTCATTGCTCAATAATAAGTAGGAAAGGCAATTCTTAAATACGAAAATATAAAGAGGAAGATGACGCCCTTGAGGACCACGACGATGCTTGCGTCGACGGGCACGGGCACGGCGCCGAGGAGGCCGGACAGGACGCCAGTCACGATGATGTCAGTACGGGTTAGAGTCAGACGGAGGATAAACTTGATGATGATCCATGAGATGAGCGGCACGAGCAATGCGGCATATTCCCGCGTTTGATCGAGCGCTTGGACCACCATGAATACAGTCGCAGGCACAGCCACCTTGGGAGCGGCCAAGTCGAGCATCTTTTACTAGTAGAGCTGGATATAATGTTCGAGCCAATTCTGAAAAGCCTGTGCGTCCAGTTCAGACGCTAGATTGAGGTTCTTCCATAGAGCCACAATGGGCATCTTGAGGTTTACATCCTTCCACCACTTGTCCTGGTTATGCAGGAGGTCGCAGTATTCAGCCACTCCATAGCGCGCCAGAATCAGGGCGTGGTTGTCCCACGCGAAACCCTGGATACGGCACACGTCTGCGTAAATTTCATCACAATACATAGCCTCCCAATCCTCTGGATGGAGGGGCTCAGGGCTCTCTTCACGATCGGGGTCCGAGTCGGAGTCGTTGTGACCCGATCGCCTGAACAGAGCGTCGCGTGAGTACTCGTCACCGAGACCCATTGTTTACTTGTTTGTTTAGGGTTCCTAAGCCTTAAGCCCGCTTACCGAAACCGAAGCCACCTCCTTGACGGGCTGAGCTGCGATGATGGCCAGAAGGGCACCATCGGTCCGGGCCGCATCCTGCTCGAAATAATTCATAAGACCCACACGGATAACATCCTTGGTGATGCCACCCTTGGTCTTTTTTGTCTTGAGGTTCACCTTGACCTTGTCCTTGACCTTGACGGTGTCGATATCGTTCTGAGCCATGTGGGTCGTCACAAACTTTTTGAGTTCTTTTTCACGTTTATTGAGCACGGCGAGGTCCTTGCGGGCCGCCGAAAGCTGCGTCTTGAGAGTAATCCATTCGTTCATAATCTGGGCAAAGTCGGCCATCTATTATTTACCAAGCACTTATTTAACCAAGGACTGACGCAACTAAGCGTACTCGGGGCTTATCTCGAAACGCGGGCGCATCGTGTCAGGGGGGATCGTGCTGAGGTTGAAGATGCTGACGGGGGCGCGGGGGTTCGTCGGCTCGCTGCGGAACTGCTGGTTGGCGTTGCGCAGGACACCGCCGATCGTCTCGGGGTAGCCAATCTGGCTGCGCGGGTCCAGGTAGTTCTGGCCCTGAAGGATCTGGTCCGGGGCGAACTTGCCGAAATCCTCAGTCACCGCCACCTCACGGGGAATGAGGCCTGCTGCGGACACGTCGTACGAGGCGGCGCTGCCGTCCACTGGAGCGGCGTTCAGAGTCATACCCGGGCGGGCCAGACCGTCGCCCTGGACGCCACCGGCCGCCTGTGCGAAGAAGCTCATCTGGGGTGCGAACAGCACAAATGCCAGGATCGCCAGGAGGACCAGTGCCACGATAGTCTTGCGGTTCAGCATTTATTAATAGGTACCGATAATTTTTTCAGTCAATGTAGTCGGCCGGATCGTCCTCTGCTGCCGCCTCCTCGACCTCGTCCTCGAACATGTACTGGGTAGGGAAAGATGGCGCCTTGGGGGCGGCGCGGACGCGTGCCTGAACCACCCGCCACACGGCACCGAAGGACTTTTTCAGGAACCACAGACCGGCCAGCTCGACCAACACATCGCACTGCGCACCCTCGCCGATCGACTCGAGCTCGATGACCACCTTCTGGCTGTCGAACGCCTTGGTGACCACGGACCCCTTGACCTTGGCGAGGCTGGCGCTGAGCGTGCCGTCCGTCAAGCTCGACTGGAACGCGCCCTGGATGGTATCGTCCTTGAGGTCCGCGCCGAACCACGCCTGCTTGTCCGCCTTGGCACGGGAAACAATCTCCTCATCTAGAACCGAGATTTTCTCCTGAAGAGACTCTGGGACTTCGAGCGTCGGGTTGGCGGCGGTCAGACCCTCCTGGACCTTGACGTTGTTCAACTGAATCACGCAACCAGAGATTTTGAGGAAGCGGCGACCGTCTGGCAGCTTCACTGGGGCACCAAACTCCATCTTTAGTAATTGAAAATTTTTAAACAAAGAGTGCTTGGGCGCACCGACTAATTTCTCGTTAGATATCAATGTGCGACACGCGGTGCATGTGTCTGCCCAGCCTCACGGGGACGTTTTGCGGCTGGATAGATCGACAGGATGGTATCGTCCATCCATGCGCCCCTGGGTGCTGCAACCCCGCCTGCTCAGAGTCTCCTCCATCAATGATTGGAGAATATAAACAAACGCGTGGGGTGAATCTACCCCCTGGCTTTGGTGCGGAACTCAAGACGAGCGATATGGCGACATGGCGGAAATGGGAGGCGCCGTTCGCCCCCGTCCCACGGACACCTGAACCCCCATATCACAGAAGGTTCTTCTTCATGTTGCTTCTCGTGGCTCTGATGGTCTTCATGGCGCTACTCCTGGTTTAAAGACTCGAGCCCAGTACATAGTAGAAGATGTCTACTCCGGCCACGCTCGAGACTATTGCTGCTGATGTCCAGGCCCTGCAGAAGGATTTGAAGTCCCTGCGTAAGATGGTCCGCAAGGTCCTGGGTGACATTGAGGACCCGACGGGCGAGAAGAAGGCGGCCCGTGCCCAGAACAACGGCTTCAACAAGCCCCAGCAGGTGACCGAGGCTCTGCACAAGTTCCTGAGTCTGCCGGCCGGTGAGCTGATCTCCCGCTCGGCCGTGACCAAGGCGGTGAATGCCTACGTGACGGAGAAGGCGCTGAAGGCTGGCCAGAACATCAGCCTGGACGAGACCCTGAAGGCGCTGCTGAACGTGCCGGAGGGTACCCAGGTGACGTTCCTGAACATCCAGAAGTATCTGAACCAGCACTACATCAAGGCGGAGAAGCCGGTCGTGGAGAAGGCCGCGGCCGAGACGGAGAAGAAGTCGGCGGCTGCGCGCCCCAAGGTGGCCAAGGCGGCGAAGTAGACAAGTGGCGAAGCCACTTGGATCCCAAGGCTGCGTGACTCCGTCACGCCCCTTGAGGCTTAAACCTAGTGTAATAATATATAACAACATGGAGGAGCCGATCCCAGGTCCTCCCAGAAGCGTCCTTGACGCGCTTCTGGGAACCAAGATCAAAGATCAAAAACTTTACACACGCGCATTCACCCATAAATCCGCACTCAAGCGCTTTGAGAACCTCGGGTCCTCGTATGAGACGCTCGAATTTATGGGTGATTCCGTTCTAGGTTTCGTCGTGACCAAATTCCTGTTTGACAAGCACGAAAAGGAGCAGGAGGGGTTCCTGACAAAGGCCCGTACGAAGATGGTCCGTGGCACGACGCTCGCCACCATAGCCAAGACGCTCGAATTTGACAAATGGATCATCATGGACGAAAAGGGCATGCGCAACGGGTGGAACACCAATCCTAAGATTCTCGAGGATGTATTCGAGGCTTTCATAGGTGCCGTGTATCTGGACCTCGGGATGGTCCATGCCAAGCGATTCATCATCGAGTCGTTTGAAAAGGTTGAGACGAACCTCACGGACGACAATTATAAGGATCAACTCATGAGGTGGTGCCAGGCGGAAAAGCTCGCCCTTCCCGACTATCGGGTCGACGCTCACCGGGACGGCACATTCATGGTGACGGTCATCGTGGATGGGCAGGAACTAGGTTGTGGGTTCGCGAGTACCAAGAAGCAGGCTGAGCAGAACGCAGCACAACTACTACTTAAGACGGACCGACGTTTCAAAACGAATGGATCCCAAAGTGGTCGAATTACTGGGGCGAACGTATGCGGACCAGCGCAGCCCCGAGTGGCTGGCGCTCCGCGAGACCATGCTGACGGCCAGTGACGTGGCGAGCGCGCTCGGTCACAATCGCTATGAACGGCCGGATGATCTGCTCCGTAAAAAGGTGCTGAAGACGGCCTGGGCGGGCAATGCCGCCACGGCCCACGGGACCCTCTTGGAACCAGTGGCGCGCGACCTTTATGACGAGCGCTGTGGCAAAAAGTCCCACGAGATTGGGCTCGTGCAGCACCCCAAGTACCCGTTCCTCGGGGGGTCGGCCGACGGCGTCACGGAGGATGGGATCCTCTTGGAGATCAAGTGCCCCCTGACGCGCAAGATCGAGGACAAGGTGCCCAAGCACTACCTGCCCCAGATCCAGCTCTTGCTCGAAATTCTCGATTTTGAAAATTGTGATTTCGTGCAGTACCGGCCGGCCTGCAAGGCTTACGTGCCGACCAAGGGGCCCTGCAACGAGCACGGGCTCCCACCGGTCCACGCGGAGGTGGACCAGCCCGAGATTTTCATGGTGACGCGGGTCACACGTGACCGCGAGTGGTTCGCCAAACACCTGGAAACCATGCAAAAGTTTTGGGATGGGGTCCTACGGGCGCGAGAAAATGGGTTGTGTGAAGTACAGTGGGACGTGGCGGCCGTTCCAAAATGTCAAGTAGTACTAGATGAAATCCGCCCCGAGCCCGGGTTGGAAGTGCCCGCACCGCCCCAAGTTTCTGACGTGCAAGGAGTGCACGGGGAATTTCTGTGCCAGGTGTATTCAGCTCGAGACGCATTATTGTCCCGGGCTGGATAAACGTGCCCTTTTTGAAAAGGAAAATTTAGCAAAAAAGCTCATCAAGGTGGTGGCTCCACGCGTCGCATCCATCTAACGGCCCCTACGCGAGTAAATGATACCGGCCACGATGATGATCAACAAGACGAGCCACAGGTCCCACGTCTTGGCTCTTGGCTCCTGGAACGCGTACTCGGCACGCGAGCCACGAGACAAATCAGGACGGTTCCACGTCACGACGCCGTTATCAAACTCGTACTTGCGGGCGGGGAAGCCGTTGAATGGCGCCGTGGCGTGCCCGGGCATCTCTTTAAGATACATAGGACCCGAGCGCATCAAATGGACCGGGTTGAAGTCCTTGAGTGCGGGGTTGGCGTCGGTGTACACGGTCGGACGCTCATCAATCTCTACGGTGTAGGTGCCGTCGCTCTTCCACTTGGAGCCGTCCGTAGGCACGCCATATGTACCGGACCACGTGTACGGGTTAAATTTATTTATGGCCAAGTCATCATTAATCATCCAAGCCGTCGCCATTAACATACGCCGACATTTTTCTCTTTGTACACCTTGTGCTGGACCTTTTCCCGGTGGACCGACCACATCTGGTCCAGATCTACATTGAGCATTGACGCGAGTTGAAATAAATAACTGAACACGTCGCCCATCTCCGTCACCACGTCCGTCCCCTTGTCCTTCTTGAGCCCAGACTTGCGATAGGCCCGGTGATACTGCCTGATGGCCGAGGCGAGCTCCCCCACCTCCTCCGTGAAGAGTAGCCATACGGTACTCACGGGAGCCTTGTCCCATCCCTTGTGTTTACACATCAACATCGTCTCATCGCGATACTGGTTCATCTTATTCATAGAGCTCACGATCTGTTTAAGCGGCCCAGAGCGTGTCTGTAACGCCACACGAGCAGGACACCCGTGCCCAGAATCACCGCCTCGACACCCGTCTTCCAGTTTTCTACCGACTCTGGGCTGGCACCACGCGCCTTGAGAGCGCCAGCCACCACTGTATTGCTGAACAGACGCACAAGCCGATCGATGGCGAAGAATATGAAAAAACCGATAAGGATGTCATCGAGTGGTCTCATTTACTAGGACCCAATCTTAAAGTTGTAGGGGAGCTTCATGCCGTAGGTGCTCGTGTTGCGAGGAGGCGCCAGCGGCACTGGGTTGCTCGCAATATCACGCAGGTAGACCATGTGCTGAAGGACGCCCGTCGTGATGGTCGCTGTGGCCTCGCGGACGACGACGGCGTTCATGCGGTCGATCTGACCGCGCACGTCCGTGAACGGGTCCACGGCCATATTCACGTAGACGCGCTTCATCAGGGCCTGGAGATCCGCGTCATTTTGCGTGTCTATCGCGTAGCCTGTCCGGGCCTTGATCTCAGCCTGCATGGACCGCTGCAAAAGTCCACGGTTAAATTCAGAAAAGAAAGCGTCGGTCAACGGGCTGGGCTGTAGCTTCGTCGCCATAGTGTACTACCATGGACCTGGATAAAAAAATAAGACGCATAAACTTCAATGAAGGTCATCAAGAGGAACGGTGATGAGGTGCCCATGCTATTCGACAAGGTGACGGCCCGGCTGCGCAAGCTGTGCGACGCCGGGACACACGGACCCAAGCTCGACGTCCAGCCCGACCGGGTCGCCCAGAAGGTCTTCTCGAACATGTACGACGGAATAAATACGAGCGCCGTGGACTCTTTGAGCGCCGACGTGGCGATAGACCTGATGACCGAAAACCCCGATTACGAAACGCTCGCGACCCGCGTGGCCGTTAGCGACTTGCACAAGACGAGCCCCAAGTGCTTTTCAGACTGCGCCCTCGCCCTCTACGCCAAGGGCTACGTGAGCGAGCACTTCATGAAGTGTCTGTGCTTGGACTTGGACGCCGAGATTGATCACTCGCGAGACTACACTTTTGGCTACTTTGGCCTTCGGACCCTGCAAAAGGGCTACCTATTTCCCGGAGAAACGCCCCAGTACATGCTGATGCGCGTGGCGCTCGGTATACACGCTGACGACTATCCACGCGTCCGTGAGACCTACCAGCTCATGTCCCAGAAGTTCTTCACGCACGCGACGCCCACACTATTCAACGCCGGCACCCCGAACCCCCAGATGTCCAGCTGCTTCCTGGTCGCCATGAAGGAGGACAGCGTCGAGGGCATCTTCGAGACGCTCAAGGAGTGCGCCCACATCTCCAAGTGGTCGGGGGGCATCGGCGTGCACTGCTCCAATATCCGCGCCAACGGCTCTGAAATCAAGGGCACCAAGGGCAAGTCTGACGGCATCATCCCCATGCTCCGCGTCTTCAACAACACGGCCCGCTACATCAACCAGGGTGGCGGGAAGCGCAAGGGATCCTTCGCCTTCTACCTCGAGCCTTGGCACGCCGACGTCCTAGAGTTTCTGGATCTGCGCCTGAACCAGGGTGACGAGGAGGCCAGATGCCGCGACCTGTTCACGGCCCTCTGGATCCCGGACCTCTTCATGCAGAAGGTCGAGGCTGACGAGGACTGGCACCTGATGTGCCCAAACGAGTGCCCGGGCCTCCCGGACGTCTACGGTGAGGAGTTTAATGAGCTGTATCGTATGTACGTGGCACAGGGGCGGTTCAAGCGCGTCGTCAAGGCCCGTCAGGTGTGGGACTCCATCCTGCGGTCCCAGATTGAGACCGGTACTCCCTACATGTGCTACAAGGACGCTGCAAACGAGAAGAGCAACCAGAAGAACATCGGCACGATCAAGTCGAGCAATTTGTGTGTGGCGCCCGAGACGAAGGTTCTCACCCGAAGTGGTTACAAGCGGATCGACGAATTGCGCGACGTCGCCGTCGAGATTTGGAATGGCCGTGAGTGGTCAGTAGTTACTGTTCGCCGAACGTCTGAATTTTCGCATTTGATGACTATCAGTTTTTCTGACGGCACCTCCATCGAATGTACCCCCGAACATAAATTTTACATCGACACTTGTAATGACGGTCCGTTATGTGCTAAGGAGTTGAACGTGGGCGACCGCACAATTTCATGGATTCATCACGAAACTGGTGAACTTGTCGATGGTGTAGAAGTCGTGTCCATCACGAAACTCGGTCGCATGGACGCAACCTACTGCTTCAATGAGCCGAAACGTCACATGGGCATCTTCAACGGCGTGATTACCGGAAACTGCACAGAAATCATGGAGGTCAGCACGCCGGACGAGACGGCCGTGTGCAACCTGGCGAGCATCTGCCTACCGACGTTTGTGAAGGACGGTGAGTTCGACTTTGACGAGTTAGGGAGAGTGACTCGTGTCGTGACTCGTAACCTGAACCGCGTCATCGACCGGAACTACTACCCGACTGAGGCAGCCCGGAAGTCCAACATGCGCCACCGGCCCATTGCCATCGGCGTCCAGGGTCTGGCTGATGTGTTCCAGATGCTCGGTTTACCCTTCGATTCCGACAAGGCCCGCTGGCACAACAAGGAAATCTTCGAGTGGATTTATCACGAAGCACTCACGGAGTCGTGTCAGCTCGCTGAGGAAGAGGGTCCATATGAAACGTTTCAGGGTTCACCGGCGTCACAGGGTATTCTCCAGCCTGATATGTGGGGACCGGAGTTCAAGAAGTATGACATCATCCGCGAAATGGTCAAAACACATGGCCTCCGCAACTCCCTGCTCGTGGCGCCGATGCCCACCGCAAGCACCGCCCAAATCATGGGCAACAACGAGGCGTTCGAGCCGTACACGACCAACATCTACCTGCGCCGCACGCTCGCCGGTGAGTTTGTGATGATCAACAAGCACTTGGTTCGGGACCTGCAAAAGCTGGGGCTCTGGTCCAAGGATCTCAAGAATGGCATCATCGCGGCGAACGGGTCGGTCCAGCACATCGAGGGCCTGCCCGACCAGCTCAAGGCGGTGTACCGGACAGCCTGGGAGATTCCGCAAAAGTCCATCATCGACATGG